GGTATTGACCAGTGATGGCACGGCGTATGTAGTGGATGAAGTTGTGCTGGCAAGCAATGGCACAGCTTACTATGTCGTCGAAACTGTGCTGACCAGCAATGGCACAGAGTACAACCCGATTTAGGAGTTAAGCCGTGGCAACGTGTAAAGCGCCTAGCTGCCATCAGCCAGCAAAAAATGCTGGCTTGTGCTGGGCGCATTACGACCGCATTCGCAAGCATGGAAGTTATGACTTGCCGGCAAAAAAGTCATTGTTTGTGCAATTTGCTGAGTCAGTGGAAGTTGATGAGCCGGGCAAATGTTGGTTGTGGACTGGCAACACACTAAAAACCGGGCTGGGATATGGCAGGGTCAACGCCGATAGAAAGAGTTATCTGGCGCACCGGCTGTCGTACGAATTTCTTGTGGGCGAAATACCGCAAGGTATGCTTGTGCTTCATCAATGCGACAACGCTAAATGCGTCAATCCACATCATCTGTACGCGGGCAATCATCAAAATAATGCAATTGACCGTGCCACTCGAAAGCCAAATAGTTTTGCCGCAGGCGAAAAAGCTGGGGCGTCAAAACTGACTGAAGAACAAGTCATTTCAATCCGGCAAGACGATCGTTCTTGCTATGCCCTTGCTAAACAGTACGGTGTTTCTCCAGGCTTGATCAGCATGGTCAAAAACCGTAAAGTCTGGAAACATATTGGAGTATAGCTATGCCTCCCGTTTACGAAGCGCTTTTGCTCAACACAGTTGTCCCGCAGATTCAAGCCGCACAAGCAGGCGACAGCTATGTCATGGTGGTGAACGCCACCACTCCAGCACTCAGGATCACGCAGACGGGTACTGGCGATTCCATTCTGGTGGAGGACAGCTCCAACCCGGACAGCAGCCCGTTTGTGGTTACTGCCACTGGGGATGTTGGGATTGGGACGAGTTCGCCGCGCAGCCTGCTTGACCTCAACAGCACTCGGGGGGTGAAAGCGTATTGGGGCACTGCTGGAACGCTTGGGGAGACGCAAAGCACCGCTGGTGATTACGTTGCAAACAATCTGTTTGTTTCAGCCGAATCCGCTGGAACGATGACGTACACCAAGACAACGAATGACTCTGGCAGCGCCATCATTCAAGACTTTAGTCGGGGAATCACTTTTTACACTGGCGTGACAGGATCGGCCACAACAACAGGCACGCTCAATACGTTTGAACGTATGCGCCTCGACGCCTCCGGCAACCTCGGTCTGGGGGTGACGCCTAGTGCTTGGACAACTAACTGGAAAGCCTTTCAATTCGGCGCAACGTCTGCTCTTAGCGACTTCAGCAATCAAAGTTCGTTCTGGAATAACACCGTCGTCACGGGCGCAACGACACCCTTTTACCAGACAACGGCGGCAGCGTCTTTTTACCGGCAGACTGGTGGGCAACACCTTTGGTACAACGCCCCCTCCGGCACCGCAGGCGACGCGATCACCTTCACCCAAGCAATGACGCTGGATGCGAGTGGGAATTTGGGGGTGGGGGCGACTTCGCCTCAAGCCAAGTTAGAGATTGCACAGTCTGCTGACAATACTGATGGCCCTAAACTCAGAATTGCCAACAACGGCAACACACTTTCAAACGGTCAGTTGATTGGTGGTATTGACTTTTTTAACGGTGATGATTCTGGCGAAGGTGTTGGTGCGTACATTTACTCATATACGACTGACTCCATAGGTAGAGCATCAGGTCAAGACCTTCGATTCGCCACAGGTGGTACAACAGAACGCGCCCGTATCACCAGCGGTGGGAATTGTTTAATCGGTACGGTGAGCGAACTATCCGGAAACTACAAACTTCAAATTGTAGGCGCAACATCAGGGAATGGTATTTATTATCAAAACACCACTAATGGTGGGAATGCGGCCTTGTTTGTAAATGCGGCAGGTTCTGGTGTTGGAGACATCAATGTTGGCGCATCTTCAACTGCCTACAACACATCCTCTGACTACCGCTTGAAAAACAACATTGCACCTATGACGGGTGCGCTGGCAAAAGTCGCTGCGCTTAAACCTGTGACTTACAAATGGAAAGCAGATGGATCTGACGGTGAAGGCTTCATTGCTCACGAACTGCAAGCTGTCGTGCCTCAGTGCGTGACTGGCGAAAAAGATGCGGTGGACGCAGAAGGTAAGCCTGTCTACCAAGGCATCGACACCAGTTTCTTGGTGGCTACACTAACTGCTGCAATTAAAGAACAGCAAGCAATGATCAATGAACTCAAGGCCGAAGTGGCCGCACTCAAAGGAGCCTAATCATGGATTGGCAAGTCTCAAATTTAGATTGCAAAGTCTCAGAAGACAACCTCTCTGATGTCGTGTATTGCGCTCACTGGCGGTGTTCTGCCACCGAAGACGGTTATTCCGCTTCTGTCTACTCCACCTGCTCTCTACCCGCGCCTGATCCCGCCAACTTCATCGCTTACGCCGACCTGACGCAAGAAGAAGTGCTTAATTGGATCTGGGCCAACGGGGTTGACAAGGCCGCAACGGAAGCAGCAGTGCAACAGCAGATTGAGCTTCAAAAGAATCCCGTTGTAGTGTCACCTCCCCTTCCTTGGGCTGCCTGAGATGCAAGAGTTCACCATCAAGATCACGGTAGAGGAAGCGAACATCATTGCGATGGGGCTGGGCAAACTGCCGTTGGAGATGTCGGTCGCGCTGTGGCAAAAGCTGCGTGAGCAGGTTCAAGAGCAGACGAAGGCAGAATGAGAGTAAATTTCGGTCAGTGGACGCCAGACCGTCCGGGTATTGCCGACAGTCTGGTTGAGGCAAAGAACGTCCTGCCTACGCTTGTAGGTTACGGGCCGATGCCATCTGTTTCGGACTACTCTAATTCTGCCAGCGAAAACCTGCTGACTTGTTTTGTTGGCCGGTGGATTACAGACACTACTCTCTTTGCTGCCAGTGCTAATTATCTTTGGAATGCTCCGACAAAAGTTGTAACAATCACTGGAGCGACAAAAGCCAATCCTTGCGTAATTACCTCATCTGGCAATCATGGGTTGACTAACGGAGAAACGGTAACGATCTTCGGTGTAGTTGGAATGACGCAGTTGAATGGCAATTCCTATACGGTAACAGTTTTAACTTCTACAACTTTCAGCATTGGGGTCAATTCCACTGGGTACGGAACTTATACTTCTGGTGGCACTGCTGTTGCGCTGCTGAACCTTGTCAACGTCTCTAGGACAGCATCCTCCTATACGGCATCAACTTTGTGGACTTCTACCCAGTTCGGGCAGAAAGTTATCGCTGCTAACGGGCAGGACAAGTTGCAAGCCTGGACGGTTGGTTCATCCTCCAACTTTGCCGATCTTGCTGCTGCTGCTCCGACTGCACAGTTTGTGACTACCGTTCGGGACTTTGTGGTTGCTGGCAAAACCTCGACGTATCCGAATCGGCTTTACTGGTCTGACATCAACGACGAGACCGACTGGACTCCTGGTGCTGCAAGCCAATCCGACACACAAGACATTCCAGACGGTGGCGAGATCCGCGGCATCACTGGTGGGGAGTTTGGCATCGTGTTGCTGGAACGCTCCGTTGTACGGATGACGTATGTCGGCGCTCCGCTGTTCTTCCAGTTTGATAACGTCACCTCTGCTCTTGGGTGTTATGAGTCCCGTTCTGTCGTGCGGTACGGGGCGCTGACGTATTTCCTGTCTGACGATGGTTTTTACATGACTGACGGTCAGCAGGTGAAGCCTATCGGGAGCGAGCGGATAGATCGGTGGTTCTTTGATAATTGCGATCCTGGTAAGTTTGACCAGATGTCGGCGGCAGTTGATCCAATCAACAAGACTGTTACGTGGTGCTTTACAGACATCTTCGCCAACAATCAGTTGCTGGTTTATAACTGGTCTACGGATAAGTGGAGCCACGGCGACACGACAGCAAACTTCATCGCGACAATTGCTTCCACTGGAAAGAGTCTGGAAGTCTTGAGTGCAATGTATCCAACGTTAGATTCGGTTCCGGCTAGTTTGGATTCCCGTCTATGGGTTGGCGGCAAACTTTTAGCTGGTGGGGTGAAGGGTGCAAAAATCGTATCGTTTGGTGGCTCGGCACTTACTGCTGAGTTGCAGACTGGCGATATTGAGGCGCAGGGTCTTGAGACTCTCGCAACGCTTGCAAGGCCGATCATTGACGGTGGATCAGCGACCATTGCGATAGCGTCAAGAAAACGGCTGGACGGGAACATCAGCTATGCGAGTGCTGTTGCTGCTGATTCTGACAATCGCGTGTCTCTACGCAGTCGCGGGAAGTATCATCGTCTTTCTGTTGTACCAACTGGCAACTGGTCAAGCCTAGTCGGTACTGATCTCGATCTCGTTCCCTGTGGGGGTCGATGATGTTTCGTCGGCTACCTCAACAGGGTGGCAATCCGCGAGAGACTGCCGAAATCGTCAACCGGATTCTTGACGGCAAGGTCAACTCTGTCGGTCTACTTACTATTGCGACCGGCAACGCTACTAC